TGCCATCGTGCCAGTCATGAAGGCGAATGCCACGCTTTGGTGGTTCGCATGGCCGTCGCTTGCCGGTCGAATCGAGGATCGCATAGCACGGCGTTTGAACGTGCTGTCTCATGTTGTCTGGACCAAGCCGACGGCGACCGGGCAGAAGTGCTCAAAGGAGGCGCTCCGCGCCCCCATGCCTGTGACGGAGCGCATCTTGATGGCGGAGCACTACGGCGCCGACAACTGGGCGCTGGGCGAGTCGGGCTATCAGGCGAAATGCAATGAAGCGGCACGCGACACATTCGGCAAGTACATCACGGCGACACGCGCCAAGCACGCGCTGACCAAGAAGGCACTAACAGAGGCGGTTGGGGCGTATGGCGCAGTGAATCACGGGGGGGCTTGCTCGAATTGGGAGAATGGCAACAACGTGCCGACGCGCGACCACTACAAGAAATTGCAAGCGACGTTTCCGGGATGTTTTGATCGCGAATACGAGGACCTGCGCCGCGAATACGAGGACCTGCGCCGCGAATACGAGGACCTGCGCCGATGGTTCGACTGCCGTGCTGGCGATCAATTCTCGGACATCTGGCGATTCCCTCCGTGCCGCGAACGGACAGGACACCCAACACCGAAGCCACTCCAAATGATGGAGTACATAGTGAGACTGTCGGTCAGGCCCGGCGGGTCTGTTGTCGATCCGTTCGCGGGCGGTGGGACGACCGGGGTGGCGTGCGCCAACCTGGGCCGGAAGTTCATCGGCATCGAGCGGGATCGCAAGTATTTCGACATCGCCTGTGAGAGGATCGCCCGCGCATACGATCAGGCTCGCCTTACTCTCGGAGATGCCATGTGAAAGCGAAGGCCTCCGAGTTTCCCCAAGAGCCAAGCGCCGACCGGGTAGTCCCAATCCGATTTGGATTGTATCACCCGGAAAGCCCGAGAATCCTCGGCCTTCGGGCCGGGGAGGATGTCAACTAGGAGGTGTGCCGATGGCCGATTTCGACCCCGCTTTTGACAAGATGATCCGCAATGAAGGCGGGTTCAAACTCACCAACATCGAGGGCGACCGTGGCGGACAGACCTACGCCGGCATCGCCCGCAATCGCCACCCCGACTGGCCGGGCTGGCATCAGGTCGACGCCAATGATCTGACCAGTGCCGATCTGACCCAGAGCGTGCGCGATTTCTACCGTCAATTCTGGAACCGCATCGGCGGAGACGCCATCACTCACCAGACCATCGCCGAGACCCTGTTCGACTTTGCCGTCAATGCCGGCAGCGGCACGGCCGCCAAGCTGGCGCAGATCGTTGTTGGCGTGGTGCCGGATGGCGGCATCGGTCCCAAGACGCTGGCCGCACTCAACGGCTGTGAGCCAGAGCTGTTCGCGCTCAAGTACGCGCTGGCCAAGGTGTCGCGCTATGCCGAAATCTGCAACCGTGACCGCTCGCAGAGCAAGTTCCTGCTGGGCTGGATCAACCGCACGCTAAAGGAGTTGACATGAACCTGCTGGGCATCGGCGCTGGCACTGTGGCTGCGCTGTACGTGGAGACTGGGGGTTGCTACTACGGATTGCAAAACGTGGAGCCTTGGGACCAGGCGCGCGACGCCCGCAGCTATTCAGGCCAGTGGCCAATCGTAGCGCACCCGCCATGTCAGCGATGGGGTAAGTTCTGGGCCGGGCAGCCGCTGCACATAGCACGCACGGGCCAGCGCAAAATCAAGGGCGATGACGGCGGATGCTTTGCGGCTGCGCTGGAGACCGTGCGGCGGTGCGGTGGTGTGCTTGAGCACCCATGGGGCAGCTACGCATGGCCACATTTTGGGCTTGCGGTGCCGCCGCGCGCCGGCGGGTGGATTAGAGCAGATGACTTCGGTGGCTGGACATGTTGTGTAGAGCAGGGACGTTATGGACACTACGCCAGAAAGCCGACGCTGCTTTATGCGGTGCGAACCGATCGCCCAGAACTGCGATGGGGAAAGGGCGCGCCAGTATTTCCGAAGTGGGCACTTGATAAATATGGTATTGAGAAGTGCAAGCGAGCCGGTGAACTGGCATTCAAGGGCGGCGGGCAAGACAGCCCGCACCGCATCGCAACGCCGACGGAGTTTCGCGATTTACTGCTGAAGATTGCGCGCACGGTTGGCGAAACCGATTGCAACCGCACGCTGAAGGAGCTGACATGAATCTGCTGGGCATCGGCGAAATCATCGGCGGGGTTGGCAAGATCGCCGATGACCTGATCACCACCGACAAGGAGCGGCTGACCCTGGCGCTCGAAGAGAAGAAGATCGAAGCCGGGCTGATCCAGTCTCAGATCGAGGTCAACAAGGCCGAGGCGCAGCACGCCAGCGTCTTCGTCGCCGGCTGGCGGCCGTTCATCGGCTGGGTAGGCGGCTTCGGCATGGCCTACCAGTTTCTGCTCTATCCGCTGCTGACCTGGGTCTGGCCGATCCTGATCGCCCGTGGCACGCTGCCAGCAGGCACCACCATCCCGCCAGTGCTCGATGGGGATGTGCTGTTCGCAATGGTCAGCGGACTGCTCGGCATCGCCGGGATGCGCAGCTTCGACAAGATGAAAGGGACTGACGCAAAATCGGTGGGGTCCTGATGATTTCGTCGATGAGGGTAGATAGATTATGCAGCGTGATTCAACAGAAGCGGGCCATGCGCACATTGCCCATATCCCGACGCATCAGCTGCGCGAGATGCTGCGCATGGCCAAGCGCATCGACCTGGCGCAGCGGCGCCGGAAGATTTACAGTTACTTCCCGGAGACAGGCCCGCTGCGGCGCGAACTGTACCCCAAGCACATGGAGTTCTTCGCCGCCGGGAAAGAGTACCGCGAACGCTGTTTCATGGCCGCGAACCGGGTAGGAAAAACGATCAGTGGCGGGTATGAGGCGGCGCTGCATCTGACAGGACTCTACGACGATATCGCGCCGTGGTGGCCGGGTCGGCGCTTCGTCGAGCCGGTGCGGTGGTGGGCGGCCGGCAAGACCAACGAGACGACGCGCGACATCGTTCAGGCCAAGCTGTTCGGCGAAGTCGCATGGAGCGGCGGAAGAAAGACCGTGACCGGGACTGGATTGATACCCGGCGACCTGATCGGAGATATCACCTGGAAGCAGGGCGTGGCCGACCTGATCGACACGGCGAAGGTCAAGCATATCTCTGGCGGCTGGTCGGCGGTCGGCCTTAAAAGCTACCAGCAGGGACGCGGTTCGTTCGAGGGCACGGAACAGCATGGCATCTGGCTCGACGAAGAGGCGCCGATGGAGATTTATGGCGAGTGCCTGATCCGCACGGCCACGACCAACGGGCTGGTAATGATGACATTCACGCCCCTTGACGGCATGACGGAGACGGTGATGCAGTTCCTGCCTGATTCGATCATGGCCGAGTTGCAGCGGGAGAGAGCATAGTGCCTGCCGTTTCTCCCTCGAAATGGCTGACTATGGCGGGCTGGCAGGACATACCGCATTTGGATGAGAAGACCAAGGACGAGCTACTTGCGGCGACGCCAAAATATCTGCGCGGCGCTCGCTCGAAGGGCATCCCGATCCCTGGATCCGGCCTGATCTTCCCGATTGACGAGAGCACCATCACGGTCGACCCATTTCCAATCCCCGCGCACTGGCCGCGCCTTGTGGGTTGGGATTTCGGCTGGGATCATCCGTCGGCCGGAGCCTGGCTCGCATGGGATCGCGATACCGACACTGTTTATCTATACGACCATCATCGCGAGAGCGAGCTAAACGTCGGCCAGCACGCGGACGCGATCAAGAGCCGCGGCGCGTGGATACCGGTGGCCTGGCCGCACGACGGCCTCCAGCACGAGAAGGGCTCCGGCATCCAGCTATCCCAGCAGTTCCGGGAAAAGGGCGTGAAGTTCCTCCAGCATTGGGCGCAGTTCATCGAGTCCGGCATGGACCACGAGACGGTGGCGGCGAAAACATCAGTCGAGGCCGGTCTGTCGATGATGCTCACGCGGATGAAGGAAGGGCGATTCAAGGTTTTCAGCACTGTCTCGCCGTTTTTCGAGGAAATGCGCCTGTATCACCGCAAGGACGGAAAGATCGTCAAGGTGAGGGATGACCTGATCAGCGCGTGCCTTCACCCAGAAACCCGTGTCATCACTCGTACCGGGGCCACGCGCATAGCGGAGCTGGCCGGCACATCCGGAGAGGTGCTGAGTGCAGGCGGAGAGTGGGCGCAATACCACTCATGCCGAAAGACAAGAATTGACGCCGCCTTGGTGCGCGTCACATTCGATGATGGTTACGAACTGCTTTGCACCCCAGACCATAAGCTACTTTCCGCCTCTGGTGAATGGGTGCAGGCGGTTGATGCTACTGGTTTATTGTGTCATAATGCCGTATCGCATAGCGGAAACGGAAAATGGACGAAATCACCTATAACGGGAAGCGTTTCACGCGCTTCGGGAACTACTTCCGTAGCGCACGAAAATTCCTGCATCGTGCAATTTGGGAGGATGCTAACGGCCCAATTCCAAAGGGCTATCACATCCACCATAAAGACCATGATCGAGGAAACAACGCGCTTGAGAACCTTGAGCTTGTGCGTGGAGTGGAGCACCTGTCTGGGCATCACCAGGGGCATGGGCGCCGCCCCGACGCAGCTCTCGTCGCTCTCGTTGAATGGCGCAAGACTGATGCTGGTAAAGCATTCCATCATGAGATGGGGAAGAGGAACGCACACTTCCTCAGACAGAAGAAGGAATTCATTTGCGAATGCTGCGGTAGCAAATTCGCAACACAACCACATGGCAAAAACCGGTTCTGCTCAAACGCATGCCGAGCCAAGCAACGGCGTCGTGATGGCGCCGACAGAGTGTCGGCCACTTGCCCGGTTTGCGGCACCCAGTATCTCACCAGCAGGTTCAAGCCAAGCCAAACATGCTCGCGCAGCTGCGGTCGCAAGCTCTGGATCGCCACTCCCGCCGGCAAAGAGCATATCGCGCGTCTTGCAAGTGCGAGCCGACGGACGAAGTGACGTGTATTGCATGGAGGTCCCGCGCTATCACGCTCTCGCCGTTGAGAACGGGGTTGTAGTGCATAACTGCCGCTATGGCCTCATGTCGCTGCGCTGGGCAATCGTCGAGCCGAAAGAGGAATCGGAAGCTGAATCAAAACCCCGGAGTTGGCGCGTGATCTAGCGTGGATATTGCAGCCTCTCACGGCCCGTGGTACGCTCCCAGAGCGCATCGCCATGCCATCCAGCACTGAGCGGCGATGTGTAGTTCGCGGCCTTTATGAATCTGAACAACTGGCAGAAGGAAACAACCGTGGCAAACAACTCATTATCGTGGACGTGGACAGTCACCAAAGCTGCCCCCATGGCACAAGGCCCGATCTATCAGGACGCGACCTACAAGTATTTTGGAGAGGCAGTACCAGGATCAGCGCTGACCAATCCGGAGTGGCGTGTCAGCCGAATGAATTTGACCACCTCCCAATTGCAATGGGCAGACGGAAACGCAAATTTTGACAACGTGTACACCGATCTGGCCACTGTTGCGGCGATGACGTTCGCTTGAGCTCGATCGTGGACAACGAGGTCGAGCAAAGCGGCAACGGACAGCTAGCCACAGTGGAGCCGGTGCGTGACCAGACGCTCTCACTCAGTGAGTTCGCCGGATTTCTCGACGAGGTGCGCACACAGCCAAACTGGAGGCGCGAGGCCAACAAGGTATCGGATTACTACGACGGCAACCAGCTGGATGCGGATACGCTCTCCGCAATGGCCGATCTAGGCATGGCGCCAATCATCGAAAATCTGATGGCGCCAACAATAGATGCTGTGCTTGGGATGGAGGCACGAACACGGCTGGACTGGCAGGTGAAACCGGCCAAGGACAAGCGTGATGCAGAGGTTGCTGAGGGGCTGAATGTGAAGCTTGGAGAGGCTGAACGTGAGGCCAAAGCCGATCGAGCCAATGCGGATGCCTATGCCTCGCAGGTGAAGACGGGTATTGGGTGGGTTGAGGTATCGAGAGAGATAGACCCGTTCAAGTTCCCCTACCGCGCAACCGCAGTCCATCGAAATGAGATGTTCTGGGACTGGCGCGCACGTGAGCCTGATTTGTCCGATGCTCGATATATGATCCGGCGCCGCAAGCATGAGTCCGAGGTGCTCGCTCTGGGTTTTCCAGAGCAGGAAGATTTGATACGCCACGCCTCGTCTGACTGGATGGACTTCGATCCGGTCCTGATGGGCGATGAGGCTACCGGACTGGCGATGGCGCAAGACATTGAGCGTGGATGGGGTATCCACGATTCCGACTGGCGCGATTCGACGACTCGCCGTGTCACAGTGTATGAAGTCTGGTACCGGCGCTGGGTCCGTGGCAAGGTGCTCAAGGTGCCAGGTGGTAGCGTGGTCGAGATGGACACGAAAAACCCGCGACATATTGAGGCGGTGGCCCGTGGCATGGTGCAGATGCAGGATGCGATCTTCTCGAAGATTCGCGTGGCCTGGTACATGGGTCCGCACCGGCTGATTGATATTCCAAGCCCGTACACCCACAACATGTTCCCCTACGTACCCTTCTTCGGCAAGCGCGAGGATCTGACCGGAGTTCCCTACGGTCTGGGCAGGCCGATGCTCCCGATGCAGGACGAGATCAACGCCCGCAACAGCAAGATGATATGGCTGCTTTCGGCAAAGCGTGTGACCGCGACAAAGGGTATGATCAAGGACAAGGAGCGCGCCAGACGAGAGATTTCACGCGCCGATTCATGGATAGAGCTCGAAGCCGATGCTCCACCAAACGGGATATTCCGTGTCGAGTCTGATTTCGCACTGAACGCTCAGCAATACCAGTCCCTGGTAGACAAGCGAGAGGCGATCAAGAACGTTGCCGGCATCTACAACGCGATGATGGGCAAGGAAGGGCAAGCCAAATCGGGCATTGCCATCCAGTCGCTCGTCGAGCAGGGCACGCAGACTCTCGCAGAGATCAACGACAACTACCGTTATTCGCGTGCATTGGTAGGTGATCTGCTGCTGTCTTTGGTGATCGAGGATATAGGCGACCAGCCACATGAAGTGGTACTCGATGGCGGCGGTGCCAAGGCATCCAAGACCATCCTGCTCAACGGCGTGACCGTCGACGACAACGGCGCGAAGACGATGACCAACGCCGTGCAGATGGCCAAGCTCAAGGTGGTGCTGTCGGATGTGCCGAGCACACCGAGCTACCGTATGCAGCGTCTGATGATGCTGACCGAGATCGTCAAGAGCCTGCCGCCGCAGATTCAGGGGCTGGTACTCGATTTCGTCATGGACGCGACCGATCTACCCGAGAGAGACGCAATTGTCGAGCGTCTGCGCACCTCATTGAACCTGCAAGATCCAGGTGCCAAGCAAGACCCCAACGGCCTGCCGCAGAATCCACAGCAATTGCAACAGATCGTGGCCGAGGCAGTGCAACAGGCGCTAGATCAGGCTGGCGTTGCGCTTAAGGAGCGAGAGATTGCCGTCAAGGAAAAAGATGCTGATACCAAGCGCATGGCTGTGGAGCAGGCCGGAGAAAACAAAGTGCTGGACACATTCGTGAGTTCGGCTTTGTAGCGTCAACATAAATACTGTACGATGTCAAACTAGAACCGCGGCGCAAGCCGCATCAACAACCACTCCTGACGCTGCCCGGCGACATGGGCGCCCACAAGGGCATGGAGATCTACCCGATGAGTGATGAAAAGAAGGACTTGGCCTATTACCAGTCGAACCTGGATGAGATGGCGGACCTAAACCTCGACGAAATCGAGGCACTGGGTGCGGAATCTGAGCTTCAGCCGACCGACGACAATAAGGGCGACACCCATAGCAGCGAGGCGCCCGGCGCTGCACCGGAAGGCGAAGGCGATGGCACCGGCGATGTCGCTGGCGTGCTGGCGAAGGACGGCAAGAACATGCTGCCCTTCTCGGTGCTCCAGGGTACGCGCGAGGAGAAAGCCCGCCTAGAGCAGCTGGTCGCGGCGCAAACAGCAGAGATCGAGCGCCTGAAAGGCGGCGGTGACGTTGCCTCACCAGGCACGACGGGCGAGGAAGGTGGCGAGCAATCCGCCGCCGAACTGTCCGCCGAGGATCTGGCGGCCATCGAAGCCGAATTTCCGGCGCTGGGCAAGCTGTTGCGCGCCCAGCAGGACACCATCGATCGCCTTTCAGGCGAGCAGGCCGCGCGTGCTTCCGAGCGTGCGCAGCAGGTGGGCATTGAGGTGCAAGCGATCATCGACACCAAGCCTAAACTAGCGCATCTGCAAGCCACCAATCCAGAGGCGTGGGCTGATGTGGTCGAGATCGACAATCGTATGGGAGCGTCCCCTAAGTGGGCCAACAAGCCAATGGCCGATCGTTTCGATGCCGTGATCAAAGTCTACGAGGCCGAGAACGGAGCTATTGCCATGCCACAAGAGGCCCCCAACCAGGATGTTGACATCACTAAAATTACGAAACCCAAGTCAGCATCGGCGCATCGTGGGCCAACTACCCTCTCTGACCTGCCAGGCGGGGCGGTGGCCCCGATCGACGAGTTGGACTCCCTTGAGCAGTCGAGCGCTATTGAGCTGACTCGTCGCTTTGAGGATATGACTCCCGAGCAACTGGAGCGCTTCATTGCCAGCACGGGGTGACTTGGCTTTGTAGACACCGACTGAATCTTCCCGCCAAATTTTGCAGGGTGACAACGTGCCAGAAATTTATAGCTACCCGTTCAGTATCTCAGCACAGACGACGATTGCCGTGAGCCGAATGGCTACCACCCACCAGATCGCAATCAAGTCAGGCTCTATGATGGTCTCACTGGTCCCACCAGGTGGGACACCAATCCCAGACGCAACGGTTATCACCCCTGCGACTGCCTACGAGGTCACCGGCAGGTACGATTTCATAACTCTTACCCCAACCGGTACGGTTGTTGGTGAGATTGTGAGTTCTTGACTTGACACCAACCCCAAGCCAGCACATCAAGGTAAGGTGGCGGAACAACGTCAGTGGCTGGCCGTGGTATCTTGTGCTGAAGGTTAACCAGAACCTGCAAACGGTTCAGCTCATGCCGATAAACTCACCGGATGGCCGGTATATTGGCCACGGACCAGTCAGGTGGTTTCAGTTGGATGAGATACTGAGGTGGGAAAAGATAACGGGGTGGGATCAGACGCTCACCAATACCAATACCAATACTGGTACCAGTTCAGATTTAGTTTCAGGAGATTGAGATGGCGTTGAAAAAATTAGGTGCAGCAGAAGGAGTGGTGATAACAACAGAGCCTAGAACCAGGGTCTCTGGTATCTTGACTGGGATTCCGATTTCAGAATATCTTGTGGATGCTGGTGTTGGAAATACTGTGCTGGGAGTTCGGGTTAGTGTAAACCCACTCGATATAATAACAGCAAGGGATAATTTTATCGCCAAAAATGGCGATAGCGTTCTGATTCTCCCTGGGCAAATTCCATATTCGCTAATCAGCAATTATTCCATCAGTCTTATTAGTCTGCTGGCATTGAGTACAGCAACTGGAACAATTGCAACCACGCCAGACACCACCCTGTTCGGTGTCGCTCCAGCAGAAGTTACTACTGCAACAGTAGCCAATGCAATGCGAAGCCCTGTATATAACAATGCGCTGACTGGTAAGGAGGTGACAATCACGTTGTCTCCAGCTTACTCAAGCGGAAGATACGCTATTTTACGGGTGGAGGTGTCGGGTAATGAGTAACAACGCTGTCATTGGCATCGGTTCAATGTTTGATAAAGTAAAAGAACACTTCATCAAGCGTAATTTTCCAGCAAGCTATTATACCCTACACCAAGGAGTCACTGTAGGTAGTGCCGTTACTGCAATACCATGTGCGTTTGGGATTGGCCCGACGCTGAACACAACGACGACTGATACTGCACAATGGACAGCTAATGCTGAACGCTGGACTGGGGATGCAGCAACAAAGGGTTTAATGGGCAGTTGCGCAACAGAGGCGGAGTATGACCGCGTTGTTGCTGTAAAGAACGGTGCGGTATTGATTTGCGCGCAGATCAGCAGAATTGCTGCACCAGCATCGGGTCAAACTATTATTTCACTGGGTTATATTGGGACCGCTGGATATGTGTCACATTTTCAGCTGCGGCTGTCTCGTCAATGAGCATCAGCGCCTATGCCATGAATGATAACCAAGTGGAGGTCTCTAATTCTTTGGTTGATTGGGACAGTTTAGCGCAAGACACAATAAATGTGTACTTCTTGATAGATGCCAGAAATGGGTTCAAGACGCTGCAAGGATGGTGGGGGGATATTACAGGGACCAGAGTAATTACAGGTTCAGGTTCGATCACCAATCTGGCTAGTGATGCTTATTTTAGTTGCAGGCCAATTGTATCGGGGGCTGATACTCCTGCGAATATGAGGCTGTGTTTGGGGTCTAAATTTAATAGCAATACAGGCGTAATTGCAAGCCCCTCGGCTGTGCCAATGCGCAGAGCTATGATTCTAAACTTTGGGCAAAATCTTCCTTCGAATATAACCGAAATAATTCAGGGTTTAAATTCAAGAAACATAGCCCCTTGTTCAGAGTTATTAACAATATGAAAGTAAGAATTGGGTGGGCAGGAAAAACATATTTAAAGGCTGTTGTTGGGTCTTTAATAGATGGGGCAATAAGCGCAGAGATAACCCCCAATCATGGGAGTATTTCTATTACCCCATATAGCGATAGATATGGTGGCCCCTTCCTTGGGGTTGGGAGGGTTGACTTTACTGGATTGGCGCCACAAACGAGATACACCTATACTATAAGAAGTGGAAATGAACCTCCAATTACTGGGAAATTTATCACAGCCCCAGCAACAACGAACACCAGATGTGCATTCATACTTTCAACTTGTGATAGTAATACTGCACGAACCAAGTATCGCCCATTCAAATATATAAGAGCATTGCAAGAATTTTATAATGCAAGTGACACGCCATTTGCGATGCTGCACATCGACGATGTGAATTATGTTGACACAAATATCGTAGTAACAGCGGGGTTCCCAACGCAACCTCTTCAAACGCAGAGTATGTGTGAGTCTAAATATTATGCCATGGGGTGGGCCCAATGGCTTGGTTTATTTGAAGACAACACCAGATGGTCAGGGGATGCGGATAGGCAATGGTGTTATCAAAACATCCCCGCCCACATGACGGTTGGTGATCATGGCTTTGCAGGTAATTTCAGGCGGGGCCCAACTGTTGTTGGTGGTACGGACTATTGGGTAGACGATGTAGCAGCAGATGGTAAATCATGGACTGCTGCGCAAATTGAAGCAGCCGCATTGCCTGAAGTTAGAAAATGGATCAGTGATATAGGTGCTCCAATATACCGGTCTGGGGAACTCTACTCTGGGTTTGAATTTGGGAGCTTAAGAGCTTTCTGCACAGACATGCAAATGCACTGCACCCCATGGGATGGCACCAGTACCGCGAATCCTTGTTATGGGGCACAGCAGATAGCAGATTTTTTTGAGTGGATGGACGTATCATCTCATCCATTTAAACTAATGACGCATGAAAGCGGAGTGTCTCAAGCAGGGCAAGCCTGGTATGAACGCTACACCACAGAAGCGGATGCGTGGAAAAGCACATATTTGCCAAAAGCTAATTTGAATGGCGGTTCAGGGCATTTATTCCACGCCTATGGGGATAACCACCATAGACACGTTATTGAATTTACAGACCCAGTATTTTGGGCGTTTTCAACAGGGGTTTTGCAAGACGCACAACCTGTAGGACAAACTCTACATAAAAAAGTATTTGGTTGGGGAGGGGTTTACCGATGGGGGGAGGGGGCTATAACATCTACAGGGGATAACCCTATTGCAGGGTTTTGGTTATTTGACCTGTTTCCAAGTACGGCCAGCAGTGCAGAAAGGATCGAGGCAAGATATATCAACGGAAGTAACGGGCTGACAATTTATGGCCCTGTTCAGATGGTAGCTGGTCAAGGTGACAATAAATGGTCTGCTGTCAATAAACACAAGATTGGATAGGGTTCATAATGCCAAATGTAACTGTGCTCATCAAAACTCCCGTGAAACCCCTGCCTTTAGGCATGGCTTGCAATCTATCGTAACTTGCGATAAAGTCGAGCTGAAGCTCTGTCGCTTCTGCCTGTTGGGAGGAAAGTGCCAGCATCGTGCAATAGGTCTCAGCAGAAATGCTTAGGCGCTACGCTACAGAGCGGTTAACTTATATACATTAAAGGTGATCTATCATGCCGACCAGTATTCCATACGGTTCTGCCCTTGCGGTCAAAACGTTCTCTGCCGCCGCTTTCGCCCAGGCACAGAAGCGGCCCAGTCTGCGTAAAAACCTGACCGGCCCGGCGCCGAAGCAAGCTGATGCAGAAGCCAACTTGCGCGGCCAGTCGAGTCCAGACATGCCGATTGTGCAGATTCGTGATCTTGTGAAGAACGCCGGAGACCAGGTGTCTGCCGATCTGTTCAACATCATTACCGGAAAGCCAGTGATGGGCGACAAGAAGCTCGCCGGCAAGCTGATGGAATTGACCTTTTCGTCTATGGACGTGAGGATCAACCAGTGGCGCGGAGGTGTTGACGGTGGCGGGCGAATGACGCAAAAGCGCACCAAGCACAACCTGCGTGGAATTGGCATGTCAAACCTGACCGGCTGGGCATCACGCCTTGAAGATCAGGTATCGCTCGTACACCTGGCTGGCCAGCGCGGTAGCCAGTTAACCAAGGATTGGGTAGTTCCTCTGGATACCGATCCTGACTTTCAGGACATCATGGTCAACGCGCCGAAGCCCCCGAGTTTCGGGCGTTACTTCACCGCCGGCGGTGGTATTGATCCGTCCGGCATCGGCACTACCGATTTTCTGTCGCTGGAAGAGATCGATCGCGCCAAGGCCATGATCGAAGATATGGATTTCCCCTTGCAGCCGATCAAGCTGGCTGGCGATGTCATGGCGGATGATGAGCCGATGTATCTCTTGCTCGTTACCGCGAGGCAGTGGCATCACATTCAGAAAAACACCACTGGCCAGGTGTGGCGCACCTTCCTCCAAAACGCATGGAACCGTGCATCATCGTTCGAGAGTGGCAAGAAGCATCCGCTGTTCACTGGCGAGCCGGGCATGTGGAACAACATCCTGATCCGCAAGATGGGTCGTTCCATCCGTTTCAACCCGAGCGATTCCGTAAAATACTACAGCAACGCTACCACTGAAACGGCTGCCACTGTCGCAGCCAACATCACGGTCGAGCGCGCCCTGCTGCTCGGGGCTCAGGCGATGATCGACGCCTACGGAGCTGACACTGACTCAGGGACTCACTACCGCTATTTCGAGAGGCTGGTGGCCGAGGACCACAACAACAGTGTCGAGTGCTCCATTTCAGGTATCGGTGGAAAGGCCAAGGTTCGATTCACCATTGACGGTGCTCCTGTAGATCATGGCGTCATGGCGATCGATTCATACGCGCCCGCACCATAGGTGTGATGATCAGCCCAGGAGCGGTTAGCGCCGTTCCGTTGCTTTCTATCCAATGAACAGATAAAGGAAACCAATCTCATGGCAACTATTCAAGTCCCAAACCTTGCGACCCAGCATCCGCGCCACAACACGGCGCTTGGAAATATGATCGTCGAGCGCTATCAGCTGCAGGTCACGGCTGGACTCGTCAACGGTGTTGATATTGCAACCGGCGATGTCATCATTCTTGGCATCCTGCCTGCCGGCTGGAGACTCATGCCGCAATTCGCAAAAATTGTCGTCTCAGACGCATTCGGCACCGGCGTCACTGGTACTGTAGGTTTCGCTTACATTGATGGGGTTGATGACACAGCAGTTCCACAGGACGCTGACTACTTCCTGCTGTCAAACACCCTGGCAGCCACGGTCTCGTTGAGCGGAAACAATACAGCCGTGACGGCAGTAACGCTACCAAAGTCGGCGTACCTGACGGTAACCCTTGGCGGAACGTCGCATGACGCGAGTGCCGCCGCCATGGATGTGTACATCTGCGCCGTCAATGCCGGACTGCTGTAAAGCGCCTATCCCCAGCCTGGTTCGCACTGGGCTGGTCTTTTTTCCGAACTAGGCATCCGAGATCAGAGATCATGGAAACTGCACCACAGAACTACCTGTCACGTGATGCCGATGGCTTCATGGACAAGATCACCGATCTGATGGAAGAGGAACCCAATGTGGTCATCGGCCCGCCTGGGTCAAGTCATACCGTCATGGTCCCGGTCAAGCACGTCGGCAACCGCCAGAAGCGCGACGACAACGTGGCCGGCACCGGCCTGACCTGGATCGGCGACGAAACGCACCTGGTCCCAGACGACAAGGCCGTGAAGCTGCTCAAGTTCCCAGATGTGTGGGCGTTCGACGAGAGTGCGCTTGATGCGCATTCTGGCGTCACCATGGAAGGGATGGTTCCGCTTACCGTTTATGTCACAGCGTCAGATTTTGAGGCAGTGGCTTCCGGTCTGGCTGATATGATGGTTGTTCACAAACAGCCCGGCGCGGTGAAGGAACTCAACGATGAACTGACCGATCTGGACAGGGACGGACTGCTGGCTCTGGCAGATCACCATGATATCAAGGTGGACAGGCGCATGGGCGAGGACAAGCTGCGTGAGTTCATCTTGTCGGCCCTGTCAGGCACGACCGAGTAAGCTGCGATGGCGACCATGCAGAATGTGGTTGATCTGGCCAGAGTCGATATGAATGACCCTGGAAAGGTACGCTGGTCGGACGCCAAGTTGCTGGCCTATGGAAATGACGCCCTGCAACTTGCCAAGGTACTTCGCTCCGATCTGTTTATAGGATCACTTGGAACACCCCTTGCCGACCTTGCACTGGGCAATACTTTCCCGCTGCCTCTGGCATATCGTCGTTTGGTTGCAGATTTCATCATTGGCCGTGCTGCGCTGAAGGACGATGAAAACGCGCAAGGCGCGCGTGCGCCGGCCTACTTGACAACCTTCAACCGTGCAATGGGAACCTGACGTTGAAAGCCTGGAGCACCTTCCTCGATTACGTGATGCCGTGGGCTCCAGCTGTAGAACAATTGATGGCCGAGCACGCGATCAAGCTTGCTGCCATCGGCTTCTTTCATGATTCGCGCTGCGATCGTCGCGCATTGGCCTCTATCGCAACCGTAGCAGACAGCGCCACACCCATCACGCTTACACTGCCATCAGGCACGGAAATCGTGCGTGTCGAGCGTGTGCGCATCGCAGACGGAGACGATCTCGATCCACTGGCCACGACAGATGTTTCAGCAGAGATGCTGAATGACAGCGGAATGCCGACACATTACCAGCGCAGTGCCTCCTCATCCAAGCTCGTTGTATACCCTACTCCTGACGCAATCTACACACTGCTGCCAACAGTCTCTATCAAGCCGACACTGGCCGCTACTGGGGTGGATAGCGATGATCTCGCAAACAGATATGCCCGTGAGATCGGGTGGGGCGCGATTGGTATACTGTTATCGATGCCTAAAAAACCGTGGAGTGATATGAATGCCGCTTCGTTCTACATGCGAACGGCCGCTATTGCTGCCATTGAGGCGCGCCACGACGCCGAGACAGGAGATACAGATGCACCGCAAAGAACCCGATCGGTATTCGGACTCAGGTAAGGGGATAGTCATGCCAGATTTAAAGTCTCTCACTGAGGGATCGTTCGGCATGTTAGTACATGCTTCCATATTCGGGCTGGTCGGACTGCTCATTGGTCTTGGACAGTTGCTCGCCTCGAAAGAGAAGCTGACTGTACGAATTGTGATTGGTCGCTGTCTATCGACGGCCGGACTCTCCGTCTCAGCCGGAGCTGTGCTGGCGTGGCTTCCTGAAATTCCCGTGATTGCGCAGATCGGGATTGCGGCCACGCTGGCGAGCCTTGGCACATCAGGATTGGAGCGCTTCATACAGCGCATCACGTTTGGCGGCGGTCCCAGTTGAGAAAGTTGTTGTAAATCCAGATCGGGAAGTGACAGGTTCATAAAAAAACTCAGGCAGGAGTCTGCCGTGGCAAATACTTTGCTGCCAAAATCACCGCCGCCAGAAGAGTTCGCAGCACTGTTTCCATTTGCTGCTCCTGCGGTGCTTGAATCGTGACCGGCTGGGTTGTCCGCCAGTTTCGAGGAATCGCGCCACGCGCCGAGCCACGGCTACTCGCCGACAATCAGGCGCAAACGGCCATTGATTGCAAACTGTGGCATGGCAGCCTGCGCCCTCTCAAGGGCAATTCGTCCATCATCGCATCACTTCCAAAGTCGGGAACTGTCCGGAGCATTTATCGCTTCGGCAAGAGCACTGACAGCGATATCCTGTACTGGTTTCACTGGACCTATGATACCGATGTGGTTCGTGGGTTCGTCGCCGGGGATACTTATGAGCGCACCTACTGGACGGGAGGAGGCACCGAACCGCGCGTCACCACGTTTCAGCTAGGCACCAGTGGCGGCTCGAACTACCCTGTGGCTTCATGGACGCTTGGGCTGCCTCGCGGCGTGGCGCCCACTGTCGCTATTGGTGGCACCGGATCGGGAACGGCAGAGACACGTACTTACGTCTATTGCTGGAAGACATCTCTTGGCGAGCTCGGCCCACCATCGGCAGCGTCGGCGCTGATTTCTGTGCTTCCCGGACAGACCGTCACGGTAAGTGACATTCCTGCCGTTCCGCCGACAGGGAACTACGACATTGCCGGCAAGGCCATCTTTCGGGCTACGGCCGGAACTTACCTCTACGTTGCAGACATCGGAGCAGCCGCCACGTCCTACGTCGATTCTGTGCTCACCGCCGATCTTGGAGAGGAACTACAGTCTCTCTACTGGGACATGCCCCCGGCGACGCTCGCAGGACTGGTAGCGCTGCCAAACGGGCTCATGGCGGGGTTCAAAGGAAAGGACGTTTATTTCTGTGAGCCGTTCTATCCTCATGCCTGGCCGCAGAACTACATCCTGACGGTCGATGATGACATTGTGGCCCTGGGCGTGGCTGACGCAACGTTGATCGTGCTGACAAAGAGCGTCCCATATACTGTCACCGGATCGCATCCTGATTCGATGGTGATGGTCAAAGGCCAGTTACCACAATCATGTGTCTCAAAACGTTCTGTGGTATCGGGAATGGGTGGGGTGATTTTCGCATCACCGGATGGCATGTTCCTCATCAGCAGTGCTGGGGTGAGCAACCTCACACAAACCATGTTCACCCGCGACGAGTGGCAGACATTCAAGCCGTCTTCGATCCATGGCTATTTGCTGGATGGGCGCTATATTGGCTTTTATGACACCGGCACTGTGTCGGCTGGGTTCATCCTCGATCCAGCCGGCGATATGACGGCCTTGAGCTTCCACGCACACGCGGGATACTACGACCCGCAGCGCGATGCGTTGTTTCTTGCAGTCGGCATCGACAATCAGCTTGTCAAGTTCGACGCAGCGAGCACCAACCTGACCGCGACATGGCACTCCAAGGCATTCTACCTGCCGACACCGCGCAACATCGGCTGGGCTCGCGTCGAAGCCGCCGGCTACCCGGTCACGTTCAAGGCGGTCTCGACCGTGAGCAGCGCGGCGGAAGCGACCGCCATTGCCGCCGCCTACCCCGCATTGCTGACGGCATCGGGCGCCAAGCTGACCTACACCGCAACGGTGGTCGACGACCGGGTGTTCCCGCTGCCCAACGACTTCGCTGGCAAGGTGTGGGAGTTCGAGGTTCAATCTTCATTCGAGGTGTTATCGGTCGGTATCGCGCAATCCCCGCAGGAGCTGGCCAGTGGCTAGGTTCGGACTTCCCTCCATCATCAGCCAGATCCCGAACGATCTCCGCCAGTTCCTCGATCGGGTGCGGGAATTCATCGATGCGGCGACGCGCGGAGACTCTCAGCTCGTATCGCGTAGTGGCTTGATTGAGGCGGGCATTGCTGTTCCCGGGCCTGGCAACAGTTTGTTGCCATCGGCTCCGCCGAGCGACACAACGCCGCCGCCAGCCCCGGCCGGGCTCGTTGCCGCAGGCACCCTGACGTCGATCTATTTGACGTGGGACGACCCGGGCTACAGCAATCATTCCTACACGAAAATCTGGCGTGCGCTTACGGACAACTTTTCAAACGCAGTGGTGATTGGAAGTCGCGCTGGCGCAGCACGCATCTTCGCCGATTCTGTGGGGATGGGCGCGAGCTACTACTACTGGATTCAGCACGTTTCAAATGCAGACGTTCCTGGACCCGTGGTCGGCAGCGGAGTGGGGCAGGCCGGAGTGTATGGCTACACAGCCACCGACAACACGGCGATTCTCACCCTGCTTGAGAACGCGCTGACAGGAACACACATTCAGGCGAACGCTATCTCGTCGTCAGAACTTCAGGCTTTGGCAGTCTCGACGGCTCACATTCAGGCGAATGCGATCACGTCGATACACATTCTGGCTGGATCAATCCTGGCGGCCCACATTCAGGCGAATACGATCACGGCAGCACAAATTCAGGCGGGGTCGATCACTGGCGACAGGATCGTGGCCGGAGCGATCATCGCATCACATCTGAGCGTCACCGATCTGTCAGCCATCAGCGCCAACATGGGCAACCTGACGGCCGGAACGATCACGCTTGACCAGTTTGGATTTATTCGTAGCGGAAATATCGCATACGCCAGTGGAGTTGGATTCTGGATGGGCTATGCAGGAGGCGCGTACAAATTCTATTTGGGTAATCCTGCCGGTGGTTATTTGGACTGGAATGGGTCAACTCTACGCATTGGTGGTAGCGCGGAGTTTTCTGGCGCGCTGTCAGGAGCAACAGGAACCTTCTCGGGATCGCTGAGTGCGGCAACAGGAACCTTCGGCGGAAGCGTGACCGGTACTGGCGTCATTGGCACAGCTCAGATACAGGATGCCGCATTGACGGCTCCAAAGATTGCTGCAGGTTCTGTGATCGCAGGAAAGATCGCCGCAAACGCAATAAGCGCAGCAGGCGGCGAGATTGCCGACCTTACCGTTAGCACGCTCAAGATTCAAGATCAAGCGGTTACGGTCCCGGTATCGGTCACTGCGTCTGATCTGCAGTTTTGGACCAACCCGTATGCGGCAGGAACCGTGACGAAGGACATCATCGTCGGGACGGTCGCCTCGTCAGGATCCCCAGTGATGATTTTGCTATCCTTCCTTGGAGATCAGTCTGTAGGTGGGCCGGCCACAGTCTATGTGCATCGCGCCACGTTCAAACTGGAGCTGCTGCGCGATGGCAGCGTGATTCAGACGATCTACAACGCCTATTTCTTGGGAGGGACCACGATCGAGTTGTTTGCCATGAACCTGACCGACACCCCAGGTGCTGGCGTGCACACCTACACGCTGCGCGCGACGTGGATTATCCAGACCGACGGCACCGGTACTGGAGTCGTGACGTACCGCTATCAGGGGCGCAGTATGCTATTGCTGGAGACCAAAAAATGAGATTGCTGACAGCGACGACACTGCCCGCTTTGCCTTTTGTGGTGTGCGACGAAAACGGGAGAATTCTGCGGACAGGTGTGGCTCCCGGCCAGATGGTCGAAATCCAGGCCCAGTCTGGTGAGCATGTCTTCGCCGGAGTCGCGGACCAAATCCGACAGTACATCGATATTGCTGAGGCGGCAGTGCTGGATCGCCCAACGCTGACGCCGATTGTCGATGGCCTCACGATCAGCAATCTGCCAAACGGCTGCATCGCGAGCACAGAAGGCCAAGAGTTCCTGGTGATCAGCGGCCAGATCAACCTTGAATACGAGCTCCCCGGTACCTATGCCGTGACCCTGCGCGCCTGGCCATGGCTGGATGCCACCGTGGAAGTCGTGCAGCCGTGAGCGCTGTAGTGCGCGTCAAGGTCGATTACCGCGAGAAGCGCCGGCCCGAGTATCCGCCGATAGAGGAGCAGCTCGACGCGATCTGGAAAGGCGGTGCGGAAATGGACGCCATGCGACTGCGCGTTCTGGCGGTGAAAGCGAGATTCCCAAAACCATTAGGAGAAAAAAAGTGAGAGACAACAGACAATGCAGCGCCATCGACCCGTCCAGACTCATTGACTCGATGCGCATGACCACACTAGATACACCGGAAAAGGCGGATGCCTTTCTCACTGGTTACGTCACCGGCCACAGCGCCGGCTACGACTGCGGGTGGGGTCATGGGCACGATGAGGGGGCGAGTCTTTCCGCTTGGAAAGCAAAGGCGCAGCACTACCTATTCCCGGCACTCATTCTTGGAGGCATGATGACCGGATGGGTGGCTTGCTATTTTTTGCAGGTAGTACGGTAGCTGGCTAATAGAGGCATGCTGCGTTCCGTAGTTCTCGACCGCCACGATCTGATCGCCGGATGGGTGGCGGCGCGAACCGGCTATGTACCAGGCGGTCAATTTCATGCGATAGGTCTACTGGCGTCTGACGGATTCACCCAGCGCATCATTGCTGGAGTGGTTTTCGACAACTGGCGCGGGTATGATGTGACAGGACACATCGCCTGCGATACCACGGTAAATCGAGCCTTCCTGCGCGAGATTCACCGATACCCCTACTGCGACCTTGGGGTTCGTCGCATTACAGCGACGTGCCGATCTGACAACGAGGAGGCGATTGATTTCATGCGCCGAATCGGCTTTATCGAGGAAGGCAGAATTCGTGGAGGAATGCCAGACGGAAGCGACCGCCTGATCTTAGGCCAACTCAAGGAGCACGCCAGATGGCTCAATTTACGGTAAATACAGATCAGGGCGACTTCATCTACGAGACGGACGGTTGCGCGCTGCGCGGCCCTGATGGTGAATTGGTAGACTTGTCGGCCTTTGGCTACAACCAATATCTTCTCGGCGTTCCGACCGACAACGGGCAGGAACAGTTCTCGTCTGCCGCGCCGATGCTGGGGAAGGTCCAGCCGCGTATCCTGAAGATTCAACTGGGGCTTGGATGCAACTATTCGTGCTCTTACTGCTCGCAGAGTGGGCAGGTTGAAGACAAAACATCGCGAGCTGATGCACAGGAATTTCTGGATGGGCTCGACAGCTGGCTCACTGATCCGCCGCACAAGATCGAGTTTTGGGGCGGCGAGCCACTGCTGTATTGGAAAAAAATCAAGATGTTGGCACCGACACTGCGTGAAAAGTTCCCATTGGCGCGCCTGTCAATCGTTACCAATGGAACACTCTTGACGCTGGAGCGAGCGCACTGGATGCACGAGCTTGGATTTTCGATTGCGGTATCGCACGACGGACCGGGCCAGGCGCGGCGCGGAGAGGACCCGTTTGCAAAAAGCGACTGGTCTGAAGTCATTCGGGCTGTTGCAGATCTGTTCGGAGAGCGCTTTTCGTTCAATACCGTCATCACCCCTGGCAATCATGATCTATTCTCCATCGCGAACTGGTTCTGGGAGCGCATGGGTCGAGAAGTCAAGGTGAACGTCGAGGATGTCGTGACAGACTACGTAGGCGCGGCATGGACAGAGAGAGAACTGAGCGCACTGGAGCGCAGCATGCACGATCAAGTAGCCAGTGGACTGGCCTTTGCCTTTCCGCGTATCGCCTGGAGCGCGCAACAGTTCGTGGAGTCACTTGTTGTTGGCAAGCCTTTGGCTGGATCGCAGCAGGTGTGTGGCATGGATCGGAAGGATCAGCTCGCCGTTGATCTCAAGGGGACGGTGCTGACCTGTCAGAACGTCGGTGCTGGATCTGGTCATGCAATCGGAACGGTAGATCGTCTGGAAGATGTCAAGCTGGCGGCACATCCGTGGCCAACTCGCAAGAACTGCTCGGTCTGTCCAGTAGTGCATCTGTGCTACGGTTCCTGCATGTTGCTCGCGGATAATACGCCCGAGTTCAAAGCATCCTGCGCTGCATCCTACCATTACAACATGGGCATCTTAAGCGGCATCATCCAGCGCATTACGGGCGCCACTGTGCGCGCAGTGAGAGGCCGCACGCCTGGAAAATTCATACCGATCAGGATGGTAGCATGAGCGGATTATTCGACTGTGTAGCTGGCGATACTCGCGTCCTGACGGACAGCGGATGGAAAACCATCGTCACCGTAACGCTGAGCGATCGCGTATGGGACGGATTCAATTGGGTACGCCACGACGGCGTGATCCACAAAGGGGTGCGGCACACCATCTCCCTTGGCGGCGTAGGCATCACGCCAAACCACGAAGTACTGGTGGGTGAAGATTGGGTCAATGCGTCTGACGTTGAGCTGGACGCAGCACAAGCACCCTCTGGTCATGCCCTGGAAACCAACAACGTAGGCGGGGAGCAAGCCGTCTACGACATCCTCAATGCAGGCCCGGAGCATCGCTTCACGATTGCCGTAAGTAGATGTTTTCAAATGGTCATCTCTAACTGCGATTGTGCTTGTGCTGCTGCGCCTGACTATGCGCCGTTCGCCAATGCGTCAAAGGAATCTGCCGAGCTCATGGCCAAGCTCGGGCAGGATCAACTTACTGAAACGAAGCGCCAGTACGACCTGAATCGCGCTGTATCCGATCCAGTTGTGAAGGCGCAAACCGACTTGATGGCTCAATCCATTGAGCAAGGAAATGACTACACAAAATTCATGAAGGAATACGGCCGTCCAGTCGACATTGCGCTTCAACAAGAGGCAATGGCGTCCGGCGGTCAGACTGCTCAGGATGCGGCTGCGGGCCGGGTGCGTGGTGGCATTGAGAAACAGCAGGCGGCCGAGCAGGCGCAGCAGGATCGCGCCATGGCTGGGATGGGGGTCAATCCAAACTCTGGCCGGTTCGCCGGCCTCACTTCTGCCCGTAGCATTGCAAACGCCGCAGCGACGGCTGGCGCCATGGATGCTGCGCGCGAGTCTGAAAAGAACCTCGGATTCGCCAAAAAGCTAGACGTATCGGGTGTTTTCAGGGGCCTTCCTGGGGTTTCGCAAGGCGCTTACTCCATGGCTAACCAGTCGGGTAATTCAGCGGTCGGAAACCAGATGGCGCCAAGTGGGCAAATGTTGGCTGGTCAGGCTACAGCGGCAGGGATGATCGGACAGGGACAGCAGCAGTATGTCAGTGGCTTGGGCAGCATCATGGGCGCACAGCAGCAGCTCAATATCTCCAATGCACAGATGTCCAATCAAGGCGGGGGTGCCGTTGCGGGCATAGGACAATTGGCCATGGGAGCTGGGGCACTGTTATCCGATCCGAGGCTCAAGGAGCATGTAGTCAAGGTCGGGGAATCTGATCGTGGTTTTGGAATCTATGAATTTAGTTTCAAGGGCGATGATACGCGCTGGCGCGGCGTGATGGCCGATGAGATCGAGAAACTCATTCCAGAGGCCATCCAGGTCGATATGGACGGCTATCGCCATGTGAATTACACCATGCTTGGAATAGAAATGCAGAGGGTGAATCGATGAGCAATGGCCTCGGAAATGCGATTGCCGCCCTAGGCGCCGGCGTGGCCGGCTATGCCAAGGGCAAGGCAATTTATGATGACCGCGAATTTGAGAAGGAAGAGCGTGAGCGACGGCGCCTGGAATGGAAGGATCAGGATCGGGTGCGCGATGACAAAGAAGCACTGCGCACCGACTTCGTGACCGGCATGGGCGACGCAACGCCGCAACAGTCGCCGATTATTCCGTATGCTCGGACCGGCATGTCTGACTCGGCACAGCAGGCCACGCCCGGACAGCAGGTCATGCCTTGGCAGCAAGCAACGCCTGGATTGGCTGCCGCGCAGAAGGTTGATGCTGTCATGACGCAACCTGGAGGGCAACCAAGCGGCCTTTCGCAGGCACCCAAGACGCCGACCATGATTGCGCATGGACAGCGGCTTCTGAAAGGATACGAAAGCGTCATGACGGGCGCTGCAAAGCGTGGGGATATTGATTCCTTCACGCAGGCATTCAATAAGGCGGCCGAGGTTCGGGGCATAATCCGCTCGAATCTTAGCGAGCAGGCTGACCGCGAGCACGTACTGTCCGGCGGAAAGGACTTTTCACCTTATGCGCGAATCTTCTCTGAAATGGTAGATGACGGCACCACTCTTGAAGCAATCACGAACCAGAACGGAAGCTACACGCTGAAGGGAACTGGACGTGACGGCAAACCGTTCGAGCACCATGTCAAGGATGCGTCCGAGATGCGCGGCCTGGTCAACCAGCTCTTTGATCCGAGCGCCATGCGTCAGCTGGAAGCGCAGCGGGCACAGAAGGTATGGGAGTCAAATCTCGACACCGCGAAGGGAATTGCCATCGCCACGGGCACCGAGGCTGCAAAAGCTCAATACAGGGAGCCAGCTAAACCAGAGGAAGCCAAGGTCACCCAGCTCGACATGGGTGAAGGACGCCCCAAACAGCTTGTCATCACTCGTGGCGGCAAGGTCATATCGACGGTGGGTGGTGAAGACGCGGGTGAGGCGGCCCCGCTTGACAAGAAGACCACTGACGCCCTGCGCACCACCGTGATGGGGCTCTATAAAGTGTCAGACATGGACTCCATGAATCCTGAAATTAGACAGACTGTCGGTCGTGCGCTGACGTTGGGCTCGCAGCTTGTGCAATCTAACCAAGGCAGCGAAGCCGGTAGGCGGCTGGACACGAACACAGCGGCCAACATTGCCGCCAGACTAGCCGATGGGTTGCTACAGGAAACCCAATTCACGGACTCCGAAGGCAACAAGTGGCGCGGCGTCGAGTTTGAAGGCGTCAAGTACCTGCTCGACCCGAAACCAATCAATTCTGGCAACAATAACAATGAGAGTGCGGCCAAGGCGCAAAAGGCCGCCTCGGATGCCGGGATCAAGTTTTTTGGCAAAGCACCACCGCTTAAGAAAACAGCGCATGCAGGAAAAGAGGCGCCGCCTAAGCGCGGTAAAGATGCGAACGTTCCCGCTGGAGCAGTCTGGTCCAAGGAGATCGGAGCCTGGGTGGAACAGGGTGTCGGGAAGACCAGAATCTATTACCCTGAGCAGTAACCGCATTCCGCTTTTGCAGAACAGGCTGCCACCTACAGTAGGGGACTACGCCAATGGCGCGCATCTTTGACATTGATACTCCACCCGAAAACATCCCTGACGAGCCGAAGAAAAACTCGTTCGGCTGGCGCATCCCGTCGCAGCAGGAACTCCGGCCGGTTGAGGGCTTCGCTACCGAGCCGGAACCGGCAGAGCGCGATTGGGGCACGGTCGGACTCGATTCAGCCAAGTCGTTCGCCAAGGGCGCCGGCACGCTGACCAAGGGCATCGGCTGGCTCACCGGCAACGAAACACTGGAGGAGATCGGTCGCGACGCCGAGGCCTACTGGTCCGAAAGCCAGTCGGCCGACCTGAAATCGAAACTCGCCAAGGTCGAGCAGGCAGAGGGCTTCATCGGCAAACTGTCGGCATTTGCCGAAAATCCGGCGGCAATGGGCGATGCCATCGTGCAGTCCATCCCCATGATGATCCCAGGCATGGGCGTGGGTGCATTGAGTACGCGTGCTGTTGGTGCCGTGGCGCATCGCCTGGCATTGCGCGCTGGAGCCAGCGCGGAAGTTGCGGCAGCCGCGGCGCAGAAGGCGGCATTGCGCACGGCCATTGCAACCAACGTCACCGGCGAGGGCGCCGTGTCCGGCGGGGCGACGGGTTCCGAAGTTGAATCATTCGCCAAAACCAAGGGCGCCACCACGGAAGAAGCGAAGCGCATGGCCAACGAGGCGGCTCTGAAAGCCGGACTCTGGACGGCGGCGGGTGCGATGGTCGGTGCCGGCATGGAAAGCCGCGCCATGCTCGGCCAGATGACCGACAAGGGCGTGAAGGGTCTGGCGAAGAACACCGCCAAGGAAGCCGGCGAGGAGATGCTGCAAAACCCTGGCGAGAGCTATGCGGCCTACGAGCAGAAGGTGAAGCTCGACCCGACGCAGAAGTTCGACCTGGGCGGGTCGATGGCCGAGGGTCTGGTAACGGGCGGCCCGATGGGCGCGGGCTTCCATGTGGCTGGTGCGCTTGGATCGCGCGGCGAAGCCGCCACCGAGGCGCCGCCGCCTGGAGACGCTCCTGCGCAACCGACTCCAGTTCAACACGCACCGCCGTCCACGCCACCCGAACAGCCGCCGGTCGATACCAACCCCGACCTGCAAATGCAGAACCGCGACCGTGGAACGGCGGCATCCGTAGTTCAGGTGAAGTCCATCGCCAATGCTCCTGATTTCGACCGCCTGGGTGCGTCGCCGATTGCCGACGTGGGCGCTCCGCTGGTGTCCATCAAGGACAACGCAGATGGTGCACTGGATCAAGGCGACATCGGTACTGGAGGCACAATCACGCTGCCAGATGGCGCCAAGGTTGACTTCCGCTATGCCGTGGTAGATG